CTCAGCTTTGGCTTTATTGGTTGAAGTCGCAACACGGTCAATCGAACCTTTTGCACTGTCATTGACACTAGTTAAATTCTGGATCTGATTCGCCAACTGACTGGCAGTAATCTGACCAGCACGATATTGTTCAAAGAGTTGAGATGCTTTCTGACGATCTTTATCACTTGCTGAAGAATTACGAGTAACCGCATCAATGAGGCCCAACAACTCATTACGCTGTTGTCTGTATTTTGTGGATAAATCATCCTGTTTGTCCGAAGCCTGACGTGTCGCAATACGTTTCTGAACATCATCAAGTTTATTATATTCTGCAACCAGTTCAGCCACAGATTTAGTCTGATCATCTAAACTATCCGTTGCATGACTTGAACTATCATCCATGAGTAAAAAGCTTGCTGCTATACCCGCAGCCGCAATGGCCAGTCCGGGTAAACCACCAGCACCCAACAATAAAGTTGAAACTGTACGCAATGCAGTAAGACGCACAGCTGCCGTAGTCGCAACACCCGCCATTGAAGCTAATGTCATTTGATAACGTGCCGCTTCAATTCGACCTGCAATAAAAGCAATAGTTGTTGCTGTTAAAGCAGGAATCATACGACCCGCATAAACAGAAATTAGAATCAAACCTGCCTTGACCAATACATCAAGATTCTGAGCAACAAATACAATCGCTGGTGAAAATTTAGCAACCATGTGGTTGGTTGCACCTTCCATATTAGTTTGAAAAGCATTGATGGCATCTTTGGCTTTTTTGGCATCCTCAACAGTGTCTTTACCCAGAATAGCCCCAGCTTCCTTAGCACGATCACCATACTTTTTCCAGCCTTGGCCGCCATTTTCCAAAAGTGGTAAAAGTAATGTCGCATCGTTGGCAATCGCTTCAAGATAGAACACCATTTCATTTTGGCTGACACCAGCTTTTTGCAATGAATCTACATAAAGCTGTAGAGCTTCTGGGCCACTCAGCTTTTTAAATTGTTCAGCTGTGACGCCAACTTTAGGGGCAACATTCTCAAAGAAATCCTGTAGTTCACCGCCACCATTGGCAATAAAATCACCCACCTTGTCACGGACGTCCTTGTAAATATCACCAAGCTTATCCATTTCAATACCAACGGTTTTTGCACCCGCAGCATAATATTGAAAATCCTCCACACCTGTGCCAGACAAAGTTGAGTACTTCTGTATATTGTTTGCTTTGTTGAGCGTATCAACTGCAACCCCGATAAACGTACCAGATACACCAATCAGCGATAATAAATGTGGTGTAAGGCTTTTGACTGAGTTTTCAATTAAACCATTAGCATTGGCAACTTCTTTTGATGCAATAGTGGTTTTATTCAGTTGATTTTCATAACCTTTGAGCTGATTGATCCCAGCACCCATGTCGGTTGCACTGGATAATTTTTTAATTTCATCGGCTGTCACTGCAACGGATTGAGAGGTTTTCTTTTGCGCTGAGGTATTACTATCCGCAGCTTTGGTGGTTTCGATAATGTCTGATTTTAAGCCTTTGACTTCACGACGAGCTTGATTTAAATCCGCCTGCACCTGTAAAGCGACTTTTAAATTCTTGGCTGACATATTTTGCTACCCTAAAAAATATACCGCCAATTGTGGCGGTATATTGCTGAGGTATCTTTTAAAGCGGTTTAAAACTTAAAATTATAATCCTCTTAATTTTTTAATGTAGCTACCGAGTTCATTACCACCGCCAAAGCCTTGATTAACTGCTTCAATCAGGTCGGCTTTATGGTGGTTTTTTTCTCGTTGAATGGCTTGATAATAAAGCTCAAGCTGACGCTGGGTATAATGCTGTTCGATGTCTAATCGACTGTGTCCGTGGCTGATAAGTTGCTGGAAGATGTCTGCCCATCGGACGGCTGATCCTTGAGAGCCTTGGCGCGTAGCAGACGATTCGCGCTTTTGAGAAAAAAATGCTTATTGACTACCCACCATGTCATCAGTAATAAATTCATCTCTTCATCACGAAGCTGTTCTAAAAACTCGACATGTTGATTGATACTTTCACACAGTAATGTGGTCATAAACTGAAAATGGTTTTCAAAAAACTCAAGCAACTCGTCAGTTAGAACATCTTCTTCACGGTCTATAAATTCAGCCAAATCTTCAACCAGTCCATGACATCTTGGCTTTAATTTAAGCCAAACCATAAATGGATATTCTTTGACCTCTATATTCTCGCCACCGATAGGAATGGTTTTATTGGGCATCAGGATATTTAAATCTTCAGCAGCTTGCGCTGCTGAAGAATCCTGACTGTGAGTAGGTTGAACTACTTTTTCAGCCATATCAGGTCACCTCATCTAACCATTCGATACGACCAAAGCCACCTAGATCTGTATTTAGCGTATTGACTGAATCAATGAGGGTTGCGCCAGACAAAGTGAACTCTGACAAGGTTTGACTGGTGAGTGGTAACTGTGACATTGGATCAAATTGTACTTTATACAGATGAACCAAAGCTCGTCGACCATCAACAGTATTGATTGCTTCCATATATAAGTAACGTACAGGCGGCGATGAGGTCAGCATAGAAACATTGGTTGAAGCACCATAGCTATAAGCAGCCTTAAAGGGCGGCGTTAAGGGTGTTGCAACATTTAGAATTTGCACCAGTGCTGCATAAGGTGATTCGATTTTATAATCAGTACCTAAAGCCAATGTTTTAGGTGTTGACGGAGTGCTATCAGTCAATACCAAGTTTGAAATATTGGCTTTATCCAGCTTAACCAACTCACCAGCAACAAGATCGGATGGCAACACTTCAGCAGTAACCGTTCCAGCAGCCACTTTATTCAGTTTACCATGCACACCCAGCAAGATATTTTCTGGGGTTAAGTAGCGTAAAACCAGTTCTGGGTTCACCGCTTTGGATTGAATATTAATTACTGAAGTGCCTTTAGTACCAGTGTAGTTTTCTTTACGCTCTTCTTTTTCAATAGCAAGTGCAAAGTTTAATGAACTTTGGTCACCGACCCATTTTAAATTACGGGGCTTTCCGTTGACATTTTCACCCAGATAAATTTTTCCCTGAAACGCAAAATCTTTCATGTCACCCATGATTATTTCTCCTCAACTGTTGGTTTGGTTACAGCAGGTTTATTGACCGCTGAATACTCCGCAATTTTTAAATCTTTAAGCCATTTGGCATCCGCTTCAGGCACCTCTATTTCCATACCTGCGCTATAAGCCATATTTGCGTGGGTATGATCGGCCAATAATTTAAGTTTGACTGTTTTTACTTTTTGGTCTTGCTCAGACACATTTTTCTCTTGCATCGTTATTGCTCCCACAGCTCGACGGCTGTTCTAAGTCCATACTGCCAAATACCTTGTTTTTCAGAGATAAAACCATCACCCAAGAAATACACTTGAGTGAGGCAATGACGTGGACGGAATTTTTTAAGACTATCTCGGACACTGTCTAAGACTTGAGTCGTACCATTCGCTCCACCAAGGGAGCGAAGCACTAAAGTGAGCTGAATATTGACTCGGCGGCGTTGTGGACGATCCACCAGTGGCGCACCCGGATAATTACCTCCGGTATTATCCGGCTCAGCAAAATCACTGCTGGTGTATTGCACCAAGATTTCACCCACAGGATGCTTAAGTGCGTAATTCGATGGGTTGTCTGGTGTTTGAATTACAGATAAAGTTGCATGCGCTGCTTTAAGCCGAGCAACATAATCATCAATGATGTCCTGAGTTTTAGACATGATCAAAATCCTCCCTCAAAACGACGCTTCGGAGCTTTGATGCGCCAAGGGCCATTCTCAGGTTGAGCCTGATCATTGTCTTTAATTCCCAAAGACAGGTTGCCTTTGGAGATTTCTTTCAGGTTGTCATTGGCTGTTTTAAATGCTCGCACCACACCATCAGGTAAATCACCACCGTCAGGACGACGCATATACAGTTGATGACGTACCAGATCCACCGCGATACTTTTTAAAAATGTTGAAGGCTGAGTCAGTGGCAAGCTATAACGACCACGTAACGCTGCATCAATTTTCTCTGAAGCATCCGCAATCGCATCATCGACAAGATCAACCCGATAATCGGTCTCAGACGGATCATCGTTAGTCAAAACTCGTAAAGTGTCAGCGGGTATCTGTTTTAAAACATCATCAACACTACAGTACATTTTCTAACTCCAAATTTCCCCCTTTGCCAAAGGGGGTTAGGGGGATTTTAGGTCGCAGTAAATGTCACAAGGGCATCAGGCGCAGTACATACAGACAGTGGATTGGACTGTGCTTCCAAATCCCAACCTTTGCCCATTTTGCGCTCTTCAGCCTTGGCATAAATTTCAAGCCCAAGGGTATTGACTGCTTCGTTATAGTTGGCAGGCGCAAGATAAGTTGCAAATAGATCATCAGTAATCGGAACCAGACGAGCTTTACCATCAGGGATAAATTTAGTCACTTGACCATTGGTTGCCATGACTTCAACTTCATATTCAATCCATGTGACACCTGCATGAGTGAATCCTGAACGCATATCACCCCCCAAACGATCTTGAGCAGCCTGCCAATTGGAATAGGCTTCTTTCACATTTGAATGAGAGGTCAAGGCATCGAAGTAAGTTGCCGAACAATAAGCAACCCATTCCCGAACCAAAGCACCACCAAGCTTTTTCTGAGCATAACGCTTACCGTCTAACACTTGTTTACGAATGTCAGTCGCATCATTACTGAACTGGATATTGATGTTCTTCTGAGTTACACCAAATTCATCGAACAGGTTGTAAATCACCGTTGTGCCATCGGCATCCAGAATAATTCCAGAAATTGCACCAACCCGGTGAAACTCTTTAGTGGTCTCAATGTCATTTTTTAAGCTTTGCAGCTTGTCATTAATAACTTTGGCTTGCTCGGTGCCTTGGCTAGCGTCTTCACCAAATGCCTGTACATTGAGTTCATCTGGCAGAATGGTTGCAGACTTTGGCAAATGTGGAATTTCAAAGGTACGACGTTTACGCTTAGAACTGCCTTTGACATCAGGATCACCGCGACGATCCGTATTACTTACCAGTACCAGTTTGCCGTTAATAGACTCAATGGTGACAGTCAAAGTTTTAACTGGAATCACCTTAAAGATTTTCTTGTCACCCAGTACCGTAGGCGGTTTAGGTAATGCATTAATTGCCTTGGTTAAAGTACTCGGTGTAAATAAATCAGCTAAATTCATGATTTTTCTCGCAGATCAAATTAGTAAGTGTTTTGAGCAACAATGCCCAGTGCTTCAAGCTGAGCCAATGCAGCCGTGATTTGCGCCTCTGTTGCACCGTCTGGCCAGACCAGATTGTTCTTGGAGACTGTTGCACCACGAGCAATGGCCACAGCTTTTTGTTGACCAGTGGAAATGGCTTCTGCTGATGCCAGTACAGCAACTGCGTTTTTGGTTGAGTCACTAGCCGCAAAGTTGATAGGTTGATAAATACCCGCAGCAGTTTTGCTCAATACTGTGCCAATCGCCAAAGCGACGGTGGTTGCTGCAATCACAATATTCTGTTTAGTCCAGCCCTGTGCGACCTCAACCAGTAGCACATCAGACAAGTATTTAGGTTCTGTATAAGTGGTCATGACTTCTCCTAGGCTGAGCGACTTTTAGCGTCAGCAACAAGTGGGTTTTCGGATTGATTAACAGTTGGATTGACATCAGTCTTCTTAATGCCTTCACCAAATGTGATAATTTTTGAATCAAAGGTTTCGGCTAAAAATGACTTAACCGCTTCTGAAAATGAAACTTCACCTTCAGCAAAATTCACGACTTGCTGATCTTGCTTACCCGCAGCGTTTAAAAGTGAAATGGCTTTAGGCTTGAATTTCGGCGGCATATGGCCACCAGCCACTAGACTTTCAACAAACTCTGAAAATGAAGCTTCTTTTTCCGCATTTTCTTTCGCTGCCATCGCTGCATGAGCCTGTGCAAGCTGCTCTTCAAGCTCAAGTTCACGGGTTGTTTTTGTGGGTGCTGTTGGTTCAGTTTTAGGTAATTCAGACATTCCCAATGATTGAGAAAATTCAGAAAATGCCGCTTGAGCTTCATAAGGGTGGCCTGTTGCATATTCACGCAATGAATCAATAATCCAGTTAGGCGCAACCTTGTCCGCTTCTTCCTGACCTTTTTCATCAATGATGGAATCGCGCCAGCGGCGCATGAAGTCTGCAATCAAGTCGAATCCATAGAAAGGATTTGCAAAATCAGCAATACCTTCCTCATTTTCTGCGAATTGAACAGTTCCCAGACCTTTAACCGATGGTGGCATTGCACCTAAAAAGCCTACATGACGAAGATATAATTTCCCCGGTGTTGGGTTGTTAGGTGAATCGGGCAGATAGAAACTGGATGAAACTTTATTGTGTCTGCCAGCATTGACGTTTTCTGCAAATTCAGCATCCACTTTTTTTGGATATGCCAACAAATAGCCATCATCAGATAACTCAAGATGATCCACCCAGCCATAAGCAGGGTCATCATGCTTGGGATGTCCCTTTACAAAAGGTGCTTCATGGGTTTGTGGGGAATAGGCAGCAACACATTCTGCAAGCATGTCTTTGGTATATTGACCAGAAACTCCTTGCATACTGGTGTGGTTGCCCACTTTAAAAATTTTGATGGGTTTCATCGTTTATATACTCAGTGTTGTACCGATGCACTGAGTATCTGATGAGAGTTGATAGAGGGTCTTTTAAACTGGTTTAAAACTTGAACTCGGAATAGAGAGGTATCATGCCCCAAGTAAAAAATGAAAGTGTGTTGCATCCAGCAGGGATTTATAGATTTATAAATCTTTATAAATGCATTTTTAGCGATTTTAATCTAAAAGATGCATCGTTTTAGCAGTAGAGCATTAAATGCGCTTAAATCACAAATAGAGCGCCAGTTTAAAACATTGCATTTCGAGTTTAGATTTCGGTATGCTCTAATTTTCATTTAAACGAGAAAACCCTACATGCAAGTTATTAGAGAGAGTGAATTACTAGCGCTTATCAATAAAGAGTTGATCAAGCTCCCAGAATATGAAGGCGGAGCATTATTTTCAAAAGTTGAATTGGCAAGCGACAACAGTTTAATCCTTTATGCCGAAGATGAACCTGATATTTATCTAACAAAAATATATATCGAAAAAATTGCTCCAATGTTCGATGAGAAATACTGCAAAATTATTTAAGACAAAATATGATCAGCAACAATATTCTGCAATTCCGTTTCATCCTGAATTGATATACCCAAGTAAGCACGGGCAGGAATAACCACTTTTTGAGCAAAGACTGAAACACCGCCAATTTTCCAGCTGAGAGTCTTTTTATTCTTAGGTTTAATCGTAGCACCAAATTGTTGTACAGCCGCATACTCCAAATTTGAACCTACAAGCAATAAATCACCTGAGATTTGGTAATGGATCTGATCACGCAATAGGCCACTGCCAACGAGTGGCTTTTTGCTCTGAACCCGATTAATGCCTTTTTTATTTAAAGTGCCATCCTTATTTTCATGCTGTGAACCCAAAATGCTCATATAAGTGATTTCACTATTCGGTAGCCATTTACTGCCATCTGGTGCTTTTGAGTCTCTAAAGTTCTGCTGGGTACTTTGTACCTGATATTCACCCATGTCCTGAAACATCGGGTTAGGATTGTCTAATGTCGCTTCAGCATGACTCAGCACATTGACAATAACTTCGGATCGAATCGTAAATCCAAGCATCGCTTACTCCTTTGAATAGACCAGTTGGGCATCGTTCAGCAATTTAGCAAGAAGCGTTTTGGCAGTTGGAGCAACTGAATAAGATTTGAGAAATACACCTTTAGAACTGACTTGCAACTGAGCCACATAGCGGGTTTTCTGAGCTTCAATAAAAACAATTAAGCCACCATCAGTCTGATAAATGCTTTGTGTCGCATTACCAAACAAACTCTGGATATTGCTGTAAATCTCGAAATCTCCCTGATAAGCCCGTTCTATCGCATCAATCTGTCTAAATAAAACGCTTTGAGTTTTGAGACCCAAAAGGGTTTTAAAACTCTCAGGAATCACTGCAACAGGAAATTGTTCACCATCATCCAGTTTGCGTAAATTTTTAGAAATCTGAGTTTTGGATATATTCTTAAACTCGGGTTTGGTCATTTCTAATGCAACTTTTGATGCAGTCTGAGCTAACCATCGATCAAGCAAGCCAGCTTGTGCTGTTGCATCAACATATTGCCTAGCAATTAGTTCAGGATATTTGTCTAAATCAGGATACCAGTTCGCTCCAGGTGCAGATAAAAAGTCGGTGCGGTTATCATCATAACTTGGCTCATCATCTGGCTGGGTTTTACCCATTGCTCGTAATTGACGATCATTAATCGCATCAACAGTGCACTGGCAGCCGTAGCCATTCGGGGGAAAATTTACTTTCCAGAATTGTGCATCCGCAGGCAATACCAGATTATTCCAGCGTTGGTGCTGAATACGTGGATTTTCAACAGAGTTGTGACGATAGCGCCAATACGGGCGAAGTTTTAAAACTTCAGGATCAGTCATCTGCTTGTAACGGCCAGCGGCATGCGACGTTCTCAAATTGGTCTGATAAATCACATTGGCGCGCCAAGCTTTATACTCTTTATCCGCATCATTCAGCCAGCCATGCTTGCCCAGCACATCATCAAAATCATCCTGAAATGACTTAAATGACTGACCCGATTCAGCAGCTTCAATGACAATACGATGCAAGTCACTCAGTAAATCTGCTTTCATCGCACCAGCGGCAACAAAAGCTTTATCATGTTGACGCGAATCAATATCCTTATAGGTTGTAGTGGATAAAGTTTTCTTTTGTTTCAGATATGCCAGTTGCTCGCGAAATGGCAACTGAAATTGACCTTCTTCAGTCGCCATCTTTCACCTCGCTGCGTCCCTGTAATTCAGCAACGGTCATGGCGATCTGCATAACTTTTGTTAGCTCTGATGTATCTAGTTCAGAAAATTCAGTCAGAATATCATCCTGCAAATTTGGAAAAGACGTTGCAGATTGAACCACACGCCGAACACGATCCACAATGTCATTGAGCAATGGTTCAGCTTCATTCGCCAAAACAGGTGCAGCTGCTGCGGCAAATTCTGTGCGTACTGGCGTATATTCAGCAAATGAAACTGCGGGAGCTGCTTCAACTGGTGGAAGTAGGTCGCCATCCTGAAAGCCATACTCGCGCTCATAGTATTGATTACTAAAACGGACACCCGTAGTCGAAAGTTTGGCATCACGTTCTGCCTGTTCAGTACCGCCATTACTATCTTCAAAATACTCAAACTGTGGAGATGGGCCACCCCAGTTGTAATCAACGATCCAGTCAATGAGCAGCTGATACTGCTCAGCAGTCATTTCACAGTCACCATCGGATATTTCTGCCGATACTTCTGCACCTGCCGTTGCACTGGCACGATTCGCTTCAGCTTCAGTGGTTTGGTTTTGACCCAGTAGCGCAATATTGATTTCAGATCGGCAATACATCAGGAAGCGTTCAAACACGTCAGCAGAAGCTGACTTGCCAGCGGCTTCAATAATTTCAATCTGACTATTATCTGGAATGACTGCTACAGCATCCTGCACCATCGCATACAGATTATTGAGCAGGGTTTCCTGTTTGGCTTCATCGTAATTATTACCGTATTTGCCAATGACCCAAGGACTACCATATTTCTCGGTAAAACGTACCCAGAACTCTTTACCGCCTTGCAAGAATGCATCTGCCCAAAACACCAATGCAGCATCGGGTTCACCGTATGGATTTTCATAACTGGCGTCTTGGGTTGGCACCAGATATTTACGTGGTTCAATCAACAAGCCTTCCGAACCTGCATTCTTATCTTTAAAGCGTAGATAATTTTGTGGATCAAAGAAAAACCAGTCTGGTGGCATGGCTTCAATCTTGACAGGCAACCAAGCAGCATCCTGATACGCCCAAGTAATCTCACATGGTTGATAGCCAAACCACGTCGCATCAAACAATGCACCCGTAATTTTATTGACCTGAAGCTTTTTAAAAATGCTGTTGATATGCTCAAAAACTTGGTCTGAGGCTTCATCCTGCACAATACGCCATGCTTTAGCTTTGACCGCTGCCTTGCGACGACGTTCTGCACCTTTGACCACCGCATGACTGCGAATGTCCTTATAAACTGTAATGTCTTTACCCATCTTTTTTAAGATTGGGTCTGGATTGGGCAATACCGAACCAAATGAGCTAAATCCAGACACACTGGAGCGTGAAGCAATTTGCTTTAGGTTGGGTTGTGATGTTTTGGCTTCAGCGAATGAAACAAACTGACCGCCAATGTATAAGCCTTGTGTGTTCATTAACGGAATCCTTTTAATAATGTATTGGCACGACGTGGACGACCAGTAATAATATTTTCAGATTGAAAACCGATATCTGTAGCTTCAATGGCTAAAAATCCTGCCCACGTTCTATCAGCATGGCCATTACTATCGCTATCTGCAACAAAACGAGGAGTCCCAGTATTGCTGGTGATTTTTTTTAACTTATGTAAATCGGCACGTAAAGTATTATCACCCTGCGGAATACGCAAACGGCGATCCTGAAAAAACTCCTTGCCACGGGTTGCCATATTGAGCTTGCTGCCAGAAGTAAACAGGATTCCCTCCACAACAGATGTCCCGTAGCGACGTTGTGCATCTTCCACGGGTTTTTCACCCATACCTGTTCTATCCATACAGCAACGCACAACTCGATATCGACGAAATACATCATCCAAAAGCATGTCTTGCTCGGCAAAGCTGATCCGTTTGCGCGCAATGATTTCTCGTGTCCAGAACACATCACCGACTTGTTCAATCACCCAGATTACAAACAAGTCATTACGGGCAGCAATATCAACTCCGACATAACACATACCACCCGTATAGTGATCGGGAATGCCTGCTAGTTCATCCTCGCAACTGGTAATGAGTTCAAAATCCAGCCAGCTTGATGCCTCATCCAGCCATTGCAATTCAAATTCCTGCGCCCATAGATCGGCATCACCAGCACCGATACGTAACTCTTCAATATCACGGGGTAAACCATCTGCTACAGCTTGATAAATATCGGTACTATGACGTGACCAGCCGTCATCATGTCCTGTCATCAAATCATAAAATTTATTGCCTTTACCATTAGGCGTACTAATCACCCGGAGTTTTAAACCCGGCTTTGAGATAACAGGAAATAGTGCCTTCCAGATTGCACGGCTATCTTGATGAAAGGCAAACTCATCTAAAAGTACATTGGCAGAGAACCCACGGGCTGTATCTGGATTGGCGGGTAAAGCTGTAATCTTTGAACCATTGGGTAATTCAACTTCAAGGGCTTTGATACCAGCTTCCCACTCGTAATCATAAGCCTGAAAACCTGCCTGCATCGCAGCCAGATGTAGCTTAACACCCTCATTCATGGCTTCACGAGCTTGGCGTTCACCACGACTTAAGATCACCCAGCGTTTACGACTTCCAGCTAAATCTGCTTTTACACAATCTAGTGCTAACTCTAAAGTGCTGGTAAATGTCTTACCACATTGGCGGGCGAACATAGCAATCTTAAAACGGGCATCATCTTCTACCCAGTTTTTTTGATATTTATAGAGCTGTAAGGCAGGTTGCTCTTCAGGCAAAATAAGCGTACCCATCTAAACCTCCAAGCCATACGCAGCTTTAATGACTTTATTTAGAACAACACGATCCACTTCACCAGACTGACCCAGCTCTTCGAGTTTTTCTTTCTGTTCTGCAATTAGCTTTTCCCGTGCAATCCGTTCTATCTTTTGACGTTGATCAATCGACATACCACGTGCAGCTGTCAATTCACGTGAGGCTTTAGCAAGGGCTAGTGCATCCTTAATGCTAATTTCGATGGGTTGTTCTGGGTCATCGGTATTGTGTAACTGATTTAAAATCAAATTGTTCACTAATGTCGTAATGCCCTGAACCAGAAAAGCACCAGCCTTGTCATCTTTATCTTCACCCAATTCACCAACCAGCATTTCAGTTGCATACTGGACTTCTTTCATTTTTCTGGCGTGTTCATCCCACTGCTTTTTAGTACGGCCCATTGTCGAACGTGCAGGTGCTTCATCTGGAAATTTGTCACTAAACCGATCCAGCAACTCATCAATGGTGTAACGATCTTCCAAAAGCAGTTTGGTCAGAAACTCACGAGCCGGTTGAGAGAGGCGCTTTAAAAATAATGTCGTCATACAGCCACCTCACGCCGACGGCCGTTTAATGCCGTGAATCTTAGACCGACCTTCAACCACATCTTGACCACGTTCTGTGAGTTTGACCACAATCACATCAGGATTATCAAACTCAATATTGATACAACCTTGTTCCTTCAGCCAATGTAATTCAGTCTTCACCTGATCACGACTAAAACTCAGCCCCCAGTGATTTAAACCACTGTGTAAGGTCGAGCTATTGCCACGGTATGACGGCAATTCATTGAGTAAACGCAAAATGACCAGTCGCATTTCTTCTTTCAGTTGATTTTCAAAGCTCATACGACCTCACTTTTTATTTTCAAGTAAATAGTTTTCAATACGGGTCACACCACGCTGAACCTGAGCAATACTGTTATTGGCCGCATTGAGCTGACCCTTAATTGACTCAATTTGTCCTTCAAGCCTTGCTATTTCTAACTTTGATGGCATGTCCTTGACAGCATTTTCAATTTCTACAACACGTAAACGCAGGTCTAAAACTTCCTTGGCTGATGCGCTTTCACGTTTGAGATACCATGTAAAAATGATAAGAACTGTAGTCACAACCCACTGAACTTCATCAAAACCCATCTGCAATGCACTAAACATGACTGGCATCCTTCTGACGTGATTGGTTGATATAACGCCCAATAATGCCAAGTACAGCCAATACAGCAGTAATGGTTTGCTGTGTATGCACAGGCAAAGCAGTGACCACATCTGGTGGCAGTGCATCATAAAATGCCTGTACCGCGACAATCAGTGCAAATGCGATATTGGAGAACCATTTCCAACTGTTCTGCCAGTTCGATACAATCGGGCTGTTATTGACTAATGCCTGCGCAGTTTTATTTGAAATATCATTAAGCTCATCGCTATGACGATTTTCCTGACGACTTAGCACACCCTGATAAAATCGATCTTTATCGGTAGCAACTTGCTCAACAGCAGCATCAATCTTGCGTTGTGTCTTTACAGACTGTGGAGTTTTACG